GTGGTGAGCTCAACATCTTTGCAGGTGGATCAGGATCTGGCAAATCACTTGTTATGATGAACATTGCCCTTAACTGGTTACAGCAAGGACTCAGCGGAGTGTATATTAGCTTGGAACTTAGTGAAGAGCTTACATCGTTGCGTACTGATGCTATGTTAACTAGTATGAGTACCAAGGAAATCCGACGTGACATTGATACCACTACCTTAAAGGTCAAAATGGTGGCCAAGAAGAGTGGCGAGTATCGTGTCAAGGCATTACCGGCACAAAGCAACATCAATGATATCCGTAGTTACATCAAAGAAGTACAAATACAAACAGGCATTCGAGTTGATTTTATTATGGTTGACTATTTAGATTTGTTAATGCCAGTGAGTGCCAAAGTTAGTCCCAATGACTTGTTTGTCAAGGACAAATATGTTTCTGAAGAACTTCGGAACTTGTCTAAAGAACTGGGTGTGCTAATGGTTACAGCATCACAGTTGAATCGTAGTGCAGTGGAAGAGATTGAATTTGACCATAGTCATATTTCGGGTGGTATTAGTAAGATCAACACAGCAGATAACGTGTTTGGTATCTTTACCAGCCGGGCTATGAAAGAGCGTGGCAAGTATCAGATACAATGTATGAAGAGTCGTAGTAGTACGGGTGTAGGACAAAAGATTGATTTAGAATATAACATTGACACCATGCGTATCACAGACCCTGGTGTAGATGGCGATGATGGCTACAATAAAAAGCCAACAATAAATATCATGGACGCAATCAAGGCCAGAGCCACTACTAATTCTGAATCCACTAACACAACAACATGGGAAAAGCCAACAGGCACACCGGCTTGGGAAAAGCCAATGGCACAATCCATTGACACAGAAAAAATCAGTGCTGAGGCGCAAAGCGCCAAGCTCAAACAATTATTAAACAAGGTTAAGTCAACGTAATGCTTAAAGTAGTAATGGGTCCAAGACTTGGGATTGATATTTGGAAATTTGAACCCACCGACGATGTATTGATCATGGATGAGTGGATTAGGCCCGATGGCACTGATCCCGTTGAAGAAATTATTGCAACATCATCAAAACCAAAAAGCATTACCAGTGAGCATTACATTGATATCAAAGATTGTAGTTACCGAGATATACTTAATCCCGCGTCTGCATTTTTCTATCATGAGTTAGAAGAATTTAGTAAATTACCCAACACACCCACAACTCAGCCTCGCAATGTTTGTTTTTCGTTTATGTTAAACAGAAAACGGTTGGCTAGATTGTTGTTAATACGAATGGTTGAATACTTTAATCTAACTAGCTACAATTACAGTTTGTGTTTTAGTAACACTGCATTTGATGCGTCAGTAATTATTCCCATGATTGATTTGTCGGATATCAAGGACAAAGAAAAGTTTAAACAGGTGTTATTGGGTAGTACCGCATTGACACCAAAGATATGGCACAAAACGTCAGTTAGTACAGCAGAAAATATTGACAATTTTAATTACGGCAATCACAATTCGTTAAACTATGCACAAATAATAAAACCATTGTTTGATTCTTCAATTGTATCTATTATTGTTGAGACGGTAGGCCATGAACGTGCAACAACATTTACTGAGAAATCATTGATGCCGGTGTTATCGATGAATTTTCCACTGTGGTTTGGTGGGTACCAACAAGCTGAGTTTTTTAAAGATCTAGGATTTGATGTTTTTGATGATGTTATTGATCATTCATACCAGCACCGTAATAATTATTTAGAACGATGTTACTACGCCATAGCCGACAATTATAGTATATTGTCTAATTTAGAGTTTGCAACACAACAACACCAAAAGTATATTACACGTTTAGAACGTAACAAACAATATGCACAGTCAGACACCTGTCGACAAAGATTAATGGAACGGATTCTGAGGTCACACCCTAATGTGGTCACTTGGCTAACTGATAATTTTTTACATAATGGGTATTACTGGGCATGAATAACCGTGCACATTGCCCAGCAATACATAATGGTCTTGCATTGAATTTTAAAACATCATCGTTGGATGTGTTTGCGTCCCAGTGTTGCCTAAGGCCCGACCAATTTAAAATTGATCCAGCAACATCATTTTGGAATAATCCAAAATTTATCCCGTTAAGGGAGTTAAACAACACGGGCGAATGGGACCTAGGATGTAATAATTGCAAAAGTTTAGAAAAATCTGGGTCTGCAAGTCTCCGTACAGGTATGCTTAGTAAGTATGGTATCGAAGTAACATTATCAGGGCCAAGAAAATTAGATTTATTGTTTGATATTAGTTGCAACTTAGCCTGCAGAACCTGCGGTCCAACTGATAGCACGTTCTGGCAAAAGCATTTAAACGATCACCGGGGCTGGATCACCGCCATTGAATACAACCGCCGTGGCGATGATGTAATACAAACATTAAAAAACATCAATCTATCTAATCTGCAGGAAGTGTGTTTTAGTGGTGGTGAAACATTGTTGGGTGGTAGTTATTGGGACATTGCTGAATACATTGCATCTGTTTCTAGTAATGCAGGCTCAGACATAACATTGAGCTTTCAGAGTAATGGGACTCAATCAGTTTCAGAAAAATTCCACAACATTATTAAAAAATTTAAACTGGTTAAGATTAACTTTAGCGTTGATGGCACAGGATCAAAATTTGAATATCTACGCTGGCCAGCAAAATGGGATCAGGTGGTGAATAACTTGGCTGAATTAAGATCCACTCTGCCATCTAATGTGATGTTTAATGTTGAAGAAACAATATCTATTTTCAACTTGTATTATATCAATCAAGATCAACAATACCATGCCGCACATTTCTCAACAAACCGGGAAGGTGACGTAGTACATCATTCGACTCACCTTGCGTCTGGACTGTTTTCCTTGGCAGCCATGACCACTGAGTATGTTGACGCAATGAAGCATACCAAATTTGCACATTTAATACCTGCACAGTTTGTTGAAGATCCAGCAAAAATTAAATTAGCAATTGCATCAATAAAACAGTTTGACCAATACCGCAATCAGAGATTTGAAGATTATTTTCCTGAAGTAGCAGGGTTTTATTCACGATACCTGTAAACATTCTGCCAGTTCAGGGAGATATTGTTCTAGTTGTATTTTTTTAAGTTTGTCTTGGCGGGCAACTTCGTGGGCAAACTCCAGTAATGTTTCTGTACTAGGGGAAGTCACAGATACAAAATGCTCAACATCTGTTTGATATTTTGTATTATGTTTGATAATTTTTAGTTTAGCAGAATTAGGTAAGTTACCAGGACTGAAATAATCTGGGTCTGATATTGGACGGCAAATATAATTTAATCCTTCTGACTTAAAATAATCAATCATGTCTGTGTAGTAATACACATTTAAATTTGATATCATACAGCTTACACTAATATTATCACTGAATTCTTTGAAATGTTTTAAATTTGTGTTAAACAAATCCCAACTAAGGGGGTATCTAAGATATTCAAAACTTTTTCCAACACCGTCGATGCTTAAACATATATTAATATTGGGAAACGCAGATAACACTGCTAATTGCTTTATAGATAACTCCACAGAACCATTAGTGACAATAGAAATAAAACATTTGGTATTACCAATTGCAATTAGGTGTTCTAGTATACCAAAATTCTTTTTTTCTAATAACGGCTCACCACCAACAAAACTTAACTGCACAACTTCTTCCCAATTGATTGTATCAAGCACACTATCAGGTGCAATTCGATAAGAAATCCTTTTAGATTCCAACGACGCCCAGGCCGAACTTGATCCACTGCTACAAGTAACACAGGTTCCATTACATATATTAGAGGTGTGCAATTTTATAATTTTTGTGTTATAATGTCCTTGCACAGCATCATTTTCAATGGACTCGAGATCTTGATCTAACAAATAATCAAAGGTAGAATTATGTACTTGTCTTTCACTTTTCAACCCATGATCTTCAAGGTCCCAACAGGCTGCGCAGTTCGGGCTTCTTGCTTTATTCTTAATAGAATTGCGTACTTGATCTATGTCTGAGTTTGGTGCTAATTTGCAACAAAATATATTTTTTTGATGTCCCATACCTAATTCAAAAGAATAATATGGTAACACACAGAAGTAATTGTTCATACAGGTATTTAATGGTAAATTTAACAGTGGATAGTATCTTTATTCAATAGCTGAAAATTGGTAAATAATAACAAGGACGTAACTTATAACTATAATGCAACGCAAAACACTAAGCCTAATTGAAGAGTTGGATGCAATGTATATCGAGCGAGACCGCCGACATATACTCGAAAGCCGCGCAAACAACATCATCACAAGCGCAATTAATTTGCTAGAACAAATTGATCAAACGTATACCCCCGAGCAATCAGAGATTCTAACTAGAAAACTGTTAAATGCAATACGGGTAAGAGATGCGTCGAAGTTCTCACGTTCAGTAAGGAAAACAGATGCAGATTCATGAAATTAGCCAACAGTACCAGCCAGTGATTACCGAAGGAATGTTTTCGGATTCACTTACTGCAATCTTTACCAAAGATCCAAAATTGTCTGGCATGAATCTTGCACAAAAAGCACAGGCAATAGGCAACAACGCCGCAGTGGGACAAATTGCCAATCAAGCATACAATGCTTGGCTACAAAAGAATTTGCAGTTGATGAAAGTCAACTTTAACCAGCCATTGCCACCAGCGAAGTATGCCGAAGAATTAAAAGCATTTGTTGAAGAACTTTTGCTTCCGCGCAATGTTGATTATGATCAGCTAACAGTCAAAGGTGAGTTAGACACTGCAATCAATGCCATGTCAACCACATCCAATGATCCCACTGCCAGCAAGGCAAACTTTGAAAGAATAGTAGACCTTGCTACAGTTGCTCGTGCCGACCCCAAGTTGCAAGCTCAGTTAAAGACTCAGTATGGTGCTCAAGCACCCACAGGATCAGCTCCAGCTGGCACAGCACAACAATCAAGTCGCGCAGTGCAAACTTTCCTAACACAGTCAATGAGTCGTCAACAACAGCAAGCGTTGACGCAGTTTATTCAACAAGCATCGGGCGGCACAGTCCGCAGTACCGGGAACCCACAAGTTGATGCACTGTTAAATCTACTTGGTGCAAAGACTAGATGAATGTACCAGTTGTTACACCCAACATATTAACCCCAGTTCTCTCTATTTTACCAACATTTGATTTTACAGGTAAAAGTGATACTGATAAAATTCACCTGGTATCTGTAACTAATGAATCTGGGCGCGGAGCACGCCGTATGTTAGATAGCTGGATTATTTTTACTACATTGGTAGCCAAGGCTGACCCAGGATTTTGGCAAGACATTAAACGCTACGAAGTTTTATTAAGACAGTTTGTTTTGCAGAATCTCAATGTTGAAGGCACAGGTGTGTACCAGGACATAGTTGACGCCGAAATCAATGGATTGATTAGAATACGGTTTGACAACTACAATGCACAAAAAACTAAATTTAGCAGATTGGTGGCATTTACTGCGCTACTCAAAGCTGGTAGAATTCAAAGTTTAAATGCCATCAAGCCGCAGCCTGCTCCCATGGCAGCAACATTCAGTGATGTAACGCAAGAACAAATAGCAGATTTTATAATCAACGTCATGGGCGCAAAAAACCCGCAACTATTGGGACAATATATTATAAATGCCACAGGATCTGATTCATTAAAGTCAACCGGCAACACTGCCGCAGACACAATGTTGGCATATTTAGGATTTACAATATCATGAGATATCTACTCGAAGGCGGCAATGTCTTTAAAGACAAACAAGGTCAGCCACTAACACAACGCATCAACAAACAAGATGTTCCTGCAACCATCAAATGGATTGAAGGCGTCACCGGCGTTGACTTTAGCAAAGATATTGACCCCAATACAAACACACCATCAAAGTGGTTAGGCAGCACAGGCAAGGCTGCCACCAGTGGTGACTTGGATCTTGCAGTAGACCTCAATGAAGTTAACAAGGATACGTTGGCTACAAAGCTATCACAGTATATTCAAAGTCAAGGACAGGATCCGCGTGAATGGGTTGTTAAAAAAGGTGAAGTGCATTTAAAAACACCCATTGCTGGTGATCCTAACAAAGGCTATGTACAAACAGATTTTATGTTTTTCCCTAACCTAGATTGGGGACAATTCTTCTATGCTGGCGGCACAGACAGCGCATACAAAGGTGTGTATAGAAATATCTTAATGAGTTCAATTGCCAAACAACTGGGCCTCAAAGTTGGCGCCAATGGTATGTTTAGTCGCACCACAAATCAACTTGTAGATGGCGGCATGGATCCTGATTATGTGGCCAGTGTGTTGCTGGGCAAAGGGCATGACCGTAAGAGTCTCAAGAACGTGGAAACAATATATAAAAGCCTGTCCAAAGATCCAAACCGAGATGCTAAACTAGCAGACTTCCGCGACTACCTGGCTCGCGAAGGATTACAAGAGCCTGACTCAGTGACAGAAAGCGACAGCAATTTCCTGGCACGGTTACGTGATCGCATTATCAATCAGGGCATGCAGGTCATCGTTGAACGACCCATTGAAACTGAAGTGTACACTGAAGTTATCATTGAAGCTGACGAAGCAGTCAAACGTGATCCACGTACACCGCATCCCGAAGACTTTATCTTTGGCGGCAGTGCC